CATTGACCCCGAAGCTCACGCGCAGCAGCTTATTGAGGAAGGCTGGGTAAATCCTGACAGGCCACCCGCTCCTGCAGGCGCTGCACCTGGTGCTCCGAGTGCTTCCGGTGCGCCCGGAGCTGCGGCCCAAGGTACGGGCGCTGCCGAGCCAGACGCCAGCCAACCCGCTCCTACCGGGGAATTTGCGAACATGTCACGTTTGCAACTCACCCGCAACTGGCGAGCGATCGAGGACACCCTCGGTAAGATCGAGGAAGGAATCTGGACGACGTCTCGAGCGAGAGTGTTCCTGGGGTCGCTTGGACTCAAGGAAAGCACGATCAACAATCTTGTGTCCGAGTACGAAGAGCAACCAGCGTGAGCTCGCTGACGCACGAGGCCAAGACCCGGCAAGGCTATCGCCTCCGAGTCTACACCGCTGCCGGACGTCGCTCGATCTGGCTCGGACGCATCACCGAGCCCGAAGCGGTCGCCATTCAGCGACACGTGGACGAGATCATCGCCGCCCAGACCGCAGACCTACCGATCCCCAGGCAAACAGCCCTTTGGCTCGATCGGCTCGATCCGGAAATCAAGTCGAAGCTCACTTGCATCACCGGATCCATCCGCACTGTCCGGACTGCGATCGACGAGTATCTCAACTCGAAGCGAGATCTGCTTGCCACATCGACCGCCGAATCGGTCGGTCGCTCTCTGGCCTGGCTGTCCGATGCCTGCGGTGATCGGCGAATCGATGGCGTGTCCCCCGAGGAAATTGCCACCGTCTATGATGCGCTCGAGCAAGGTGCTTCCACCCGGGGAAAGATCGCCAAGGACTGGAAAGCCTTCTTTCGCTGGTGCGAGGACAATCGGTGGATCGTTGCCAATCCGGCCAAGCGACTCAAGACCACGGTCGCGGTGCGTGAGAAGCGATTCGTTTCGGTGGAGACCATCGAGCGAGTCCTCCAGGCCTGCGACGATCCCGAGCTGCGGCTTGTGATTGTGCTGTCTCGATTCGGAGGCCTGCGGATTTCCAGTGAGATTCGCGACTTCACCGAAGCCTCGATCGACCGAGCATCCAAGCGGATCAAGATCACAGACACCAAACGAGGGGTGGTCCGAGAGATCCCGCTTTTCCGTGAAATCGCTGCCGAGCTCCCAGCACCAGGCGTCGAGCTGCTGCCGACGATCGCAAGCCTCTCGCACTCGGGAATCACACAGCGATTCCTCGAGGTTGTCCGCAAGGCAGGAATCGATCCATGGCCGGTGCCGTGGCATTCGATGCGAGCCACTCGCGAAACCGAACTGATCACCGCCTTCGGACTGGCGACCGCTTCGAAGTGGATCGGCAACTCGGAGAAAGTCGCGATGACGTCTTATGCGATCATTCCGGACTCTGACTGGGCGAAGGCTGATTTGTAACTCTTGTTGGACGGTTTTTTGGGGTCGAGTGGTAGTCTCGTCCCCATGAGCAAATCGATCCGGGCAACCACGAAACGCAAGCGACAAGACGCCAACGTCATTGTCGCATCGTCCAAGAGCAACTTGGAACTGCGCACCAGTGGCGACTCCATCGCATTGCAAGCCGCAGACCCTAACACCCCCGACGCGCTGCCCAGTTTTAGTGGGATCGCCTATACCGGGGGTGTCATGCATCCCAAGCTTGCAATCCAGTGGAACGGTCCGGTGGTGATTGACCTAGCAGGCCTCGACGCACCGGTCGGACCAGTGCATCGAGACCACGACGAATCCAGGCCTGTCGGCCATCTGACTGCTGTGGCCAACGATGGAACCAAGCTCTCCGTCACCGGAGTGTTTTCGGTCCCCTCAGTCGATCAGCAGGAGATTGTATCGGGAGCGAGAAACGGATTTCCTTGGCGACCCTCGGTCGGCGTGAAGATCCTCACTTACTCCACGATTCCGCAGGGACAGACCCTCCAGTGCAATGGACGCACTTTCGATGGTCCTGTCCTCGTCGTCAAGCGATCGCAGCTTAAAGAGGTCTCCTTGGTAACGATTCCAGGCGACCCAGAATCCTCTGTCTCTATTGCCGCTTCGGCCACATCAAACATGAAAACCTTTGAAGACTATTGCACCTCTCTTGGACTCGATCCTGCGACTCTTTCGCCCGAGGCCAAAGCCGCCCTGCAAGTCTCCTACGCCGAGAGCCTCGAATCCTCTGCGGACCCTGCCAGCACGGACGCTGGTGCGGGTTCGCAACCTCCTGACGCTTCTGCCGCCGACCCCAACAAACCAATGGATCCAAACATGACCAAGCCTGCGACCGCTGCTGCTTCTTCCGCCTCGCCCGATCTGACCGCTGGTAGCACCTTGGATCTGACCGCCTACCGATCGCAGATGGCCGCCGAAACCAAGCGGGTCGGCGAAGTCACCACGCTCTGTGCCAAGTTCGGCAATCCAACCGTCATGGTCGGTGGCAAGAACGTCGACCTGGCGGCCCACGCCATCGAGAACGGCCTTACCGGCGATCAGACCGAGCTGCTTGCTCGACGCCACCAAGACCTCGAAGCCTCCCGCGATTCTCGCCCACGAGGCCCTGCAATTCACTCGCGAGCTAGCCAAACGTCGATCGACCTCGGAGCAATCCAGGGTGGAGTCATGTTGCGTGCTGGCATGAGGCTCGATTCGTCCAGTTTCGAGAATCGCGACGTCCGAGCCAAGCTGCCTGCGTGGCTGCAAGCCGGTGCAAACGACCCAGTTCGCGCACGCACCAGCGACCTTGCCCATCAGTACCGAGACTTGACCCTCCTGGAGACCTGTAAGCTTGGTCTTCAAGCCCGTGGAATCGATGTCCCCGCTAACCGCGTTGAAATGCTCCAAGCGTCCTTTTCCTCGGGGACTGTCGCCGTTCTGTTCGGTGCGACCCTGGGTGCGAAGATGCTCGAATCCTACGCCGAAGTCGATGATTTCTCGCAAGGGATTTGCAGCGAAAGCGAGCGTCCTGACCTTGAGGAGCACAACAACAACCGGATGCAAGCCGCTCCGAATTTGAAGCACCACCCAGTCGGTGGAAAAGCCAGCCATGGCAACCGCCGAGTGTTGACTGAGAAGGCTCAAGTCGGACGATTCAGCGAGCAATTGAAGATCGACGAAGCGGACATGTTCGGCGACAACTTCCAGAAGCTCAAAGACACGCCGCAAGATTTCGGCCGCGCTGCTGGACGCTTGCGTCCTGACCTCGTCGCCGCCTTGCTGATGAGCAATCCGACCTTGACGCAAACCGCTCGCGCTTTGTTCAACAGCACCGACGGGAACGCCGCGACGGGTAAGGCCCTCGCTCGTGCAACCCTAAGTGAAATGATCGCACGTTTGCTCAAGGTCAAAGACGGCGACGCGACGCTCAACCTCAAGATGACGCACTTGGTTGTGCCTCCTGATCTGATGGACTTGGCGATCCAACTTTGCTACTCGGCCAACCTGTCGAACGACAGCGGGTCCGGTGAGCTCAACCCGATCAAGAAGTACGGCATCACCCCTGTGACCGACGCTCGATTCTCGAACGGATTGGTCCACCCAGTCACCGAGCAAGCGATCGCCGGTTCGGACACCACGTACTACGGCATCTCCAAGGACGGACGCACGATCGAAGTCAACTACCTCCAAGGTGCTGGCCGAGTTCCTGTGGTCCGAACCGAGACCCTGACCGGCGGTGAGTTCGGTGTGGTCATCGATGTGAAGCACTACATCGGAGTCAACGCGCTCGACTTCCGAGGGATGCAACGCTTCGCGGCCTAGTCTTAGTGGCCCGACCATGGGCTAGTCATCGATTCCTTTCGGCAGAGTTTCGGCTCTGCCGTTGTTTACCTCCCTCAACTCTCAACCAAACCAATGCGAATCAAACTTTTCCAGCCTGTAGTTTTTGACGGCGAGACGCTCGAAGGCGAGATCGAAACCAACGGCACGGCCATCAGTGCCGAGTCGATCATCCAGCGAGGCTGGGGCGTAGAGGTCCAACCGTCCAAAGAATCCAAGGCTTCCAAGCCTTCCAAGGCATCCCAAGAGCCTGTCGAGTCTGATCCTCCTAGCGAAGATCCAGACCAAGACGAATCCGACGAACCACAAGACGAGCAGCCATCGGAGCAACCAGCCGAGCAGCCTGTCGTGGTCGAAGCGCCACCCAAGCCGACCAAACCCGCTCGCCGAGCAAGTCGCTCCCAGAGCTAAGTCCTCAGTAACCGCACTTCTCACTACACATCAAAGAAACCATGGCAACTTACAAGCAAGATCCCGACTTTCGCCGATTCACCGCCAGTGCTGACACTGTCAACGGAGCCATCGTACAGACCGCTGACGGCCTGGCCGGGATCGTCGAAGGCCTAGCCGGCGTCAAAAACGGCAAGGTTGGTCACGCTCGCGTCGCTGGCATTGTGACTTGCGACAAGGCATCGGGCACCGTGCTTGCTGCTGGAGCCCGAGTCCAGATTGCCACTGCAACGCAGCTCGTCACCGCCAAGGCGTCGGGCGCTGCTGATGCAGGAAACATCCTGCTCGGTCGCACCGCTGCCGCTGGTGCGGACGGAGCACTGACGGTGGACATCGACCTGAACCGAGCCGCAGTCTAACCAACCACCATGGCCATCAAAGAAGCCGACCTTAAAGAATGGTCCGATCTCGAAGCAAGGCGATCCGCCATGCAGAGAGAAATTACGACCATCAAGGATCGGCAAGGCCAGATCGAGGAACAACTCGAAGCCGAGCTGCGCAAGTCCGGCAAGTCGAAAATCACGCGAAGCGGGTTCACTCTCGCTCTGCAACCTGGGAAAGCTTCAGTCAGTTGGGCCAAGGAATTCCTCAAAGCCATGGGCGATGAGGCTGTCCAAAAGCTCAAAGACGCAGCCGCCCAGACGTCGGTCAAAGTGTTCGTGTTGGTTCCACCCAAGCCACCCAAGGCCCCAAAGGAATAGCCCATGGGCATGTTGGAGACTGGGACCGCTCACCTTGCTGACTCGATGACCAAACACACTGCGGTTGATGTCCTGTACATCAAACGCAAGATCCAGAAACCAATGAAGGCCACGCGGGGATCGACTCCCTTCGAAGCCTCAGACACCGAGGGGATCATCCATCGGACCGTTAGTCGAGACTACTTGGTAGCCAAGACCGAATGGCCCTTTGATAGCGACCCAGAGGACGACGACCGAATTGTCGACGGCGACAAGACCTTTATCGTCCGATCCGTACCAGGCGACCCAGTCTGGCGGTTCTCAGGTAATGGAGACCACCTTATGCGGATCCACACGAAGCAGCAATGAGCCCGATTCGTCAACTACTCGCCGACGTTGTCGATGCACTCACAGCCGCCGAAGTCGTCGATCCGAAGACCAATTCCGCGATCGATGGCGATACATTCAAAGTCGATTATTTGCCACGGTTCGAAGCCACAGACCTGAAAGATCTTCGGATCGTCGTCGCACCGAGGCAAAACACATCGACCAAGATTTCCCGCTCAACCCGGGAGTTTGAATTCGGGGTTCAGATCGCCGTCATCCAGACAGCGGCCAAAGACTCCGAGCGATTTGCACAACTGCTGGATTTGACTCACGAGCTCGACGCAGCACTGGCCACGGCCACGATCGACACGGGAGTGTGGTCGAGGTCCGAAGTCAGTTTGTACGACATCGACGCACTGGAGCGACACGGTGCTTTCCGCAGCGTGATCACCGCGTACTTCAAGAACCGATCCTAACCGAAAGAGAGAATCATGCCGAACAAGGGACCACGCGCAGGCATCGA